CCCAATTGTCTACAGCAAGGTTGCCATCTACATACATTCTAAATCCGTCGTCTGTGTATCCAGCAAAGTACACATTTGTCCAGTCTGATGGTACTGTAATTTTGCCAGTAAATTTAACAATAATGTCTTCGTAGTACCCGCAAACTGGAAGATTCATGGAGTTTGAATTCCAGACACCTGTACATATGACAGAGCCAGGTACCGCTATATGCTGCCCGTTAACATAGCCATCTCTTAATAGATGATAAACAGTATATTGTAACCCTGCTGATCCAGCATTATTTACAGCATTTTGAGCAGATTGAAGGTTAGTATTTGCTGTTGCTAAATTTACTGCTGATATATCTAATGCTGATTGAGCATCATTTTTTTCTTGTAGTTTTGTAGCTACGGTAACAGTTTGTCCATCTACTGCAGTTTGAGCCAAAAGTTTTTCGTTTAATGCTGTGGCCTCTGCTTCTACTGCTGAACTGTAAACATCTGCAGCATTGTCTCTTGCATCTCTTGCATCTACTGCATCGTCATATTTAGATTCCGCTATGTCTATTAATGATTGAAATTCTGTTTTATAGTTTAAGTCAGCTACGCTATCATTTAATTCTTGTATTTCTTGAGCGGCTAAACTTAACGGATCGTCGCTATAGGCAGGAGTTATAAATAGCCAACCAAAGCCCAAAATGGCGGCCAAAGATAATCTCCATAATTTAGTCCTAGTCAACTGATAACTCCCTGTTACAACTTTTGTAACAAGTTAATTATATCATCTAACTATTTTGGATTATCTGTTTTATAAAATCCAGTGCCCTTAAATTGGACACCAATTGTTCCATAAACTTTATTCATTTGATTACCGCATTTTTCACAAACTTCAATTGAGTCTGCTTGCTCAAATGATTTACTAACTTCCATGCCAAAATCACATTCGATGCAGGCATATTCATATCTTGGCATAGATCTCCTTTTATTTAATGAGCAGTTTTTTACAGTCATGCTCAGGACTATGCAGTTATTTAACGTCGCTGTCTCCCCCGACTATTCTATTATACCTTATTTAATTTTGATCGTTTTGGGTTTCTTTTCTTCGGGAATGTTTCGTTCCACAAAGATGTTAAGAATACCGTCTGCCATTTCAGCACGATCCACCTCCATATACTCTCCAAGAGCAAAGGTGCGTGTGAACTTTCTGGTTGCGATACCCTTATGAAGAACTTCTTTAGAAGATTCCTCGGTTTTCTCACCCTTAACTATTAAGCTTCCGTTATCTACAGAAACACTTACTTCGTCCTTGCTGAATCCAGCAAGCGCAAGCGATAACTGATAGGTATCCTCGTCAACCTTTACCAAATTGTATGGCGGATAAGATTGATGAGTGGCCTCACGATAGATATTAGAATATCGGGTTAGATTGTCAAACCCTATAAAAAAAGGATCTCTAAAAAGATCCATGGCAAATTGTGTTACCATTATTCCTCCTTTAAGCGAATAAGTTAATTAGGCCCCATTTGGCGACCTACATACATTATATCAAATACGTCTGCCAGATTCAACAATTGAAGAGTTTGATACTTTAATATATCTAACATTATTTTGAAGGTCTAATATATTATTTACATTACAATATGATAATCCGCTTCTCATATTATTTATCATATGTTTAATTGTATTTTCTACACTACCTTTAGGTTTAATTTCTCCAGAAACTCCTTCAACATGATTTACCCAATTATCATTTTTGGGTTTAAAGTCAGACTGCATTTCTTCTGAAGCCAAGCCTCTGAATTTATAATTTCCATTTTCTAGCAACCCGTCACACTCTTCATGACCAGCAAACATGCTCCCCATCATGACTGCACTTGACCCAGCCGCTAAAGCCTTAACGATATCTCCATTTTGTTTTATTCCACCATCAGCAATAATTCCATTAATTTCTTTTGGATCTATGTTGCTGTAAACATCCATGATAGATGATAGCGTAGGCGCACCGAATCCAGTTACTGTTCTAGTTACACAAGCTGCTCCGCCGCCTATACCAACTCTAACTGAATCAGCCCCACTAGACATTAAAAGTTCGTAAGATTCATAAGTAGCCACATTGCCAGTAGAAATGTGAACCTTATCTCCTACTAATTGTCTTAAATTTTTTAAAGCTTTAATAGCCTTATTACTATATCCAACTGCAGTATCAATTAAAAAAACTTTACATCCAGATTTTAAAACAGAATCAATTAACTGCTTATCAAAACATTCATCTATGCTTACTGAAAAACCAGCTTTGCCACCAACATCATTTATTTGTTTAATTCTAGATTCAGTTTCTTTAAATCTATGAACAAAACCTATTCCTCCCAATTTATCTATTGCAATAAGCATTTTGTTGCTAGTTACATACTCCATTGGAGCAATCATAATAGGTGTGCTTAAAGTTAATTGAGATTGTGGTTGTTTTGGATTGCCAATTGTCATTGATAGATTTACGTCTTCTCTGTAATCTACTTCCAATTTTCCACTTGGTAGCAGCAGTATATCATCAAAAGAAAGGCTGACAAAGTTATTTTTATAACGCATTTTAATCCTTTAAAGATTTCCAAGGATTTGGAGGAAGCTTTAGGTGTGAAGTCATTTGCCAATTCCATGTCTGATGCTTTTTTAATCTTTCAGACAAATATTGTACTAGCCCGAACTCTTTTCTTATATAAGCCTGCTCTAATAGAACCTTGATTAGGCTAATCATTTTTTGATTAATTGGAACTAAATGAATTGTCATTTCAACTCCACAATAAGTGCTTGGCTTTACATCACCTAAAGTTTGATGATAGCTAAATTCTTCTAAAGTATATGGTGCTTCTGCCCCTAATCTTCTTAGCCATTCAGAAGTTTCATGAGTGCTTTCCCAAACGTCTTTATATATTTCTTCAAAAATAATTCTAGATTGTCTCATCAATGTAGATTCTGTATTCCAATGGAACCCGTGAACTAAATGATAAAACACAACAGAGTTAGACTGAAACTCTTTTAAAGAGCTTATTAATTGATCCATTTTTTATTTATTCTGGCATTGTTGCCATTGTTGATGGTGGAACGACTCCCTGTCGCCACTCTTGCTTTTGAGCATCTTGCATTGGTTTTTGAGAAAGTCTCATTTCTTCTAAGTCAACATCATACTTAGACTCTTCATAGTCATATGATAATAACATCGTATATCTATTACCATTTTGTACTTCTGTAACCGCATGCACGTTGTTAATTCCTACGTCAAATATTACGCATGTACCAGTTTCTGGCTTAATAGCAATCTTATGATCTCTAAAAGTTAAGTATCCGCCATCATAGTCGTCATTAAGATATAGTATAGTTACAAGTTTGTTTTGCATCCAACCATTAGGAGTTCCATCTAATTCAGCATTGTCTGCGTGATCTCCTGCAAAAGATCCTGGATCCCATCTGTGAGTACTTAAGGTTAATAGCTTTAATCTTCTATTAAATAATGCTTCTGCTTCTGTATGTAGCCTATCTGTAATTTCTCCCAAAATCTTACCCCAATAAGGTTCGTGAGACTTTCCAGTGTTACCAATTACATTTGAATTATAAAAGCATGTTGGTTGCCACGCATTTAAACTGTTCCAATAATCTACAAGAGCCTTGGACTCTTCTTTAGAAATAAAGTTTTTTATTTCTAACACATCATGCTTATGTAATACTTTTTCCATTAGTCCTCCTAGACTATATTATTATACCATTTAGTGCCCCTGGTTGGATTCGAACCAACGCTTGTACGATTTTAAGTCGCATGCCTCTGCCACTGGGCTACAAGGGCAAATCTATAAACACAAAAGAAGGTAGGCAGTATCTAGCTATATCACCCTCTACTTTTTTTACTTCGTGAATATTTTCATCTCCAGTTTCAAACAGCATTAAAGACCTGGCTGGAGGCTTAATCTTAATATTTTTTTTAACAAAATTTAATTCCCCACCAGAATAATCATCATTCAAATATATAATTGCAGCAGACAATCTCTTCCTAGTTAATTTTGTAGCTGGCTCATAATCGTCATCTGCATGAGGAATCATTTTGCCTCCTGGAAACTGTCTTAGTATAATTTTATATGGAATAGCATATGGATTATTCATCTTACTAAATATTTTTTCAACCCTAGACTTTAAACCATCTTCTATTTGAATTATTCCATGATCGTATAATCTATGCTTCCACCCGTTGTCTTCTTGATAAACATCAAATTTATTCCAATCACTTTCCGATAGTTTATTTATTACATTAATAATACTATCACATTCCGACTCGGATATAAAATTTTTAATAAGAAATATATTTTTATCTATTACAGAATATTCTGTATGCCCTGCATCAATTATATCTTGTTCTACTATCATTTTTTTATCACAGCAACTTCTGTTAAAAACATATCAATTTGGTCTTCTTTAAAATAATCATTGGCAGCTTTTTTGACGCCATGTGAATTACCATCATGAAAATCTATAACCATAAATCCTCCAGGAATTATCTTTGGCCAAAAAAACTCTATAGATGCTTTAGTTGGCTCATATAGATCTACGTCTATATGAACAACAGAAAAACTTTTATTTTCAATTTCGTTGAATCTTTCTGGTATCCATCCTTTATAAAAATTTATATTATTATATTTAGATAAATTCTTTTTTGCTGAATTTATATCACATTTAAAACTTTGTTCTAAATATAAATTATTATCAAATTCAGTTAGACTTGAAACCCCTTCCCAAGAATCAAATAGGTGAAGGGTTGTTTTACAGGAAGCTGCCATAAACGCTGCAGAGCTTCCCAGATACGTACCACATTCTACAAAATCTCCATCCATTAAAGATGCCTTTTTACAAATAGAGTAAAGAAGATATGACCTAGAAGATATTATGTTATCTACCCTGAGAAGACTTCCAGTTTTTATAAATATATCATCGAATATATTTAAAAACTCATCTTCTAAATTGGAGTAATCCCAATAAGTTTTTGTATTCACGAGCCCCCCGTCAGGATTGAACTGACGACCTTCCGCTTACAAGGCGGATGCTCTACCACTGAGCTAGGGAGGCGCCTAAGCTAAGAATTTAATATCTTAGCCAATGCATTAATTGTTGCAGCAATTCTTCCAATATCTCTTAACTGCTCAACACTAAATCCTTCTTGCTTTAATGTTTCATAATGTGCTTTAACACAAAAGTGACATTTACCAATTATAGATGAAGCCAATGAGTACGCCTCAAAATTAGCCTTTGTAGTTCCGCCATGAGAAGCAATTGCATTCATTCTTAATTGTGCAGGAAGACCTTTTAGGTTTGAATCATCTGCCATTTCAATGTATGGATACCACACATTGTTTTGAGCCATGAGGGCGCCAGCAGTCATTGCTGCATTTTTTTCTACTTCGTTTGTAGAAGAAGCGGCAATAAATGCAATAAGCTTGCCATTTCCAGTAGCAAATGAGGCTGCCAAAGCTAAGTGGGTGGCTAGATCTGGATCAACCGTACTACGATTAATGACAGCATCAAGATTTAATTTAATATCTTTAGCATATTCTGGCAAAGACTCTTTAAGTTGTTCAACCCACATTATAGAGTTTCTCCACCAAGACTTCTGTTGCATGCACAAAGCTCGCCTGTTTGAAGAGCATCAAGAATACGTAATGTCTCTTCTGGGCTTCTTCCAACATTTAGATTGTTTACTGTAACATGCTGAATGACATTTTCTGGATCAATTATAAATGTTGCACGAAGCGCAACTCCGTCATCTGTAAGAATTCCAAGCTGGTGTGCTAAGCCAGTGTACGACTCATCATCATTTTCTGAATATGTCCAGTCACGAATTTGATCCGCAAATGACCACGAATTTGTCTTTTTTAGATCTTCATGTGCGTTGCGCCATGCGATCTTACAGAATTCATTATCTGTTGAACCTGTTAAAAGAACAGCATCACGATCTTTAAAGTCATTAACTA